CTCCCGCCGGGCTGGATAGCGGAAGTGCATGACTTAACGCAGCACATTGAATAAAGAATCCTGCAATGCATACATACCATGTAGAGTTTTTTAAAACGCGGTTTTTCAGCGGCACGGTAGACGCGGAGAGGCTGCAAAAGACGCTGAATAAATTCGGCAAAGACGGCTGGGTGCTCGAGCGCACGATCCATGAAAAAAAGCGGGTCTTTTTATTTTTCAGCCGCGAAGTGCATATTCTTATCTTTCGCTTTGTGGGAGCGGATCCAGCACCGGATCTCTTGCGGCAACTTCTACGCGCTTACGGCCACGAGCCCTTAGTGTAATTTTTACGCCAGGATGTCGATGCGGTCGGCCACTCGGCGCCGCAGGCTGGCGAGGAGTTCGCGCTCGGTCATGTTGGTGGACCAGGCGGGGCGGAATTGGTAGTGCGGCTCGTCGTTGAATTTCCACCTGCCGCCCCACTCGAAGCCGAGGGATTCGCCGAGGGGGCCGAGTTCGCGGTAAAGGGCGTGGTCGCCGTGGTAGGTTTTGCCGTCCTTTGAAAAGACGCCGAGATCGATTGCGAGGCCGAAATTGTGCATGGAGTGGCCGGCGGGTGCTTTGGTGACGATCTTGCCGGGGGCTGTGCGGCCTTTGGCGTAGAGGGCGGCTTGTTCGTCGAAGGTGCGCAGACCGCAGATGCACTTAACATCGAGGTTGCGCTGGGCGGCGAGGTTCTTGGCGGCGCCGACAAATGTCGCTGCGCGTTTGTGCAGCTCGGGGTGCAGGGTTGCCAGGTTGCGTTCGCTGCGGTCGTCGAGGGTCATGGGCGAAGCAGGAATGCCAGCATGGCGAAGCCGAACGAGATTAGGATGAGCCCGAGGGCTATGTGGCTGGGGTTCATTTGGCGTGCACTCCTTTGATGCGTTCGAGTGTTCGGAGAGTTCCCAACCCAAGCATCCCAAGCAAAACGGTCATGAGCATTTCGGTCGGGAGTTCGACGACCGGCGCTGGGTTTTTAGTGATTAGGACATAGGTCCAAGAAAAGAGCGGTTGTCCGAAACAGATCCAAGCAAACGCAAACCCGCACGCCCACCCCACGAAAGGACGCCACCCCGAAACGAAGAGGGAGGGATGGTTGGCTTCGGCGGTGTTGGTCTGGCTTTGCTGAGTCGCCTCTTGCGCGGCGATTTCTAGCACACGGAGTTGCCAGGCTTCTTGCGCTTTGCGCTTCGCTTCGGTGTCGGGAACGACCTTATCGATTATCTCGAGGCCGGTCTTGACCATTGCTGGTATGTCCCAAGTCATCGGCGCTCGATGGCTCTCAGCCTGCCTTCGTGGTCTGCGAGGAGAATGTCGTGGCGCTTGTCCGTCTCGGCGTTGGCCTCCATGCGGATCAAGACGGCCTCGATTTTTTCAACGCGGCCGCTGAGTTTTTCGGAGGCTGCTTCAAACTCACTGCGGGACACGAATTGGCTTTGCAAAATTATGACCACAAGTATCCCGATGGGAGTGACCAACCGGGATGCAATGTCCAGAGCTTTGGTGACGCTCTCGCTCATTAGCTGTTCGCCTGAGCGATAAGATTACCCACGATGGCCGTGGTAGCCACATTGGCGAGGCGCTCACTATTGAGGGCGTCTGTCTTGGCTTTCACTGCATCGAGTTTCGACGCTTCGCTAGCGGCCATGCGGCTGCTCACGGAGGCATCCACCCGTGCCAACTCAACGGCCAGTTCTGATCTTGTGGCCGATGCGTTTGCGGCAGCGGTCGGCACGTTGTCTAGTTTGCCGCCGGCGCGTTCGATGTCGGTGCGGATCGCAGCGACGAGAGAGACTTCGGAAAGATTAGTGTTGCCGATTGCGCCCACGATGGCGTTGAGAACGGCTTGTCCGTCCGCTTCGTTAAGCAAAGAGCCTTCGATGGCTGTAGCAATCTGTGCGGTGGTCGGCGCGGCGGTGTAGGCGCTGCTGGCGAGGCGTGAGGATATAGTTTGATCCACCCGGCCAAGCTCAACCGATAGCTCAGAACGAACGGCTGATGCCACCGTGCTGGCTGAAGGCGCATTGACTCCGGCGATGGCGGCCTCAAGGAGGCTTTGGTCGGCAGGATCGCTCGGCAGTGCATCGGTCTTAGATTTGATGGCCGAGAGCTGTGTCGAGTTGTTGTCCAGTTCCTGCCGGATTTGGGCGGCTGTCGGTCCGCTTGCGCTGGTGAGCGTGCGCGTTGCCGCTCCCCAGACTGCGCTTGCCACGGCGGCGGGATCGAGCACGGCTGTGCCTGTGGTCTGCATTGTTGCCCCGATTCCGGCGCTTGCGCTGTGCGAGGCGGGAACGGTGAATGTGACCGATGTTCCAGACACCACCGAAGCAATGGTGTAGGTGCTGTTCCACTCGGTGTTGCTGGCTCCGGTGACGGTGATGCTGTCGCCAACGACGAGCGGGTAAGAATACGCCAGCGTGGCCGTTGCGGTCGTGCCGCTGCGGGTTGCCGTAAATGGCATCGACGGGCCGTAGTTTACGCTCAATGCGACCGACCCGCGAGCGGGGACGGTGAGGCGGCCGGTCTGCGTGCCTCCAATTCCATAAACCACCCCAGATCGCACATCGGTTGGGACCGCTTGGTTGAGTGCTGTGGAGTTGTCGGGGGTAAACATGTCCACAAAGGTTGAAATTCCGTTTAAAGCATAGCGAGTTCTGGCATTAAGCGGCACCACATTCATTATGTGCTTCATGGCATAAATTGCCGCTGTTCCGTTCGATGCGCTTGTAAACGAGCCGGAGATCCTGTTTGTTGCATTCACATTGGTAGAGGTGAACCCATTTGCGCCGTTGGATGCCGTAATGTCTCCAATGATTGAAAAAGATCCTGTGGAAGCATTAAGGGCTCCAGATGCTGTGTTCCCAGCAGTCACATTTCCAGTAACTGAACACGATCCGGTGGAGTTGTTATAAACTCCGGCAGATGCCGATCCAAGAACAGTTCCAATTACTGTGACTGATCCAGCAGAACTATTTATGACCGCAGACGCGCCTGCAACACTACCTGCGGTGCATATTCCTGTAATTGTAACGGATCCAGTGCTTGCGTTATTTATCAAGTTAGTTGTGTTGATGCCTCCTGCCGTTACGTTTCCTGTAATAACGATAGATCCATTTGAGCTATTTGTTATAGCTGAAATGAAACTATTGGATGCGGCCCCAGTTACATTTCCTGTTATGTTTAATGTTCCTGATGACGAATGATTTATAGCAGCGACATTTGAGGCGCTGGAAGGATTTACTAAGATGTTGCCTATGATGGTAGGACTGACAGACCCGGATGAGTTTAGCAGAGTTGTCGCTGCTGCCGCAGTTGCGTTTCCTGAAATATTGAAACTTCCCAAAGTAAAAGATCCGCCAAGCGCAGAGGATGTTCCCCCACCAACAAAAGAAGCCGTCAGTGCTGCGTTTGTAATCAAGTTTACATTGACATCAGTGTCGATTGTGACCGTGAAGGTGTTGGAGTAGATATTGTGGCCTTCACCATTCGGCGGCACTGAGCCCCCTGCCCATGTTGCTCCTGCTGACCAGTTGCCCGATGCGATTGCGCGATAGTTAGCCATGATTAGAGTCCTTTCGAGAGGATGAATTTTTGGAGAGCCGCGCTGATTTCAGCAACGGCGGTGAGTGTGGGTTCGTCGGAACCGGAGAGGGAACCGAGCGCGATGTTCACCGACTGCTCCTGTGCCTGCTCGACCTCATCGCCCTCGATGCGCGTGGGGATGAAACGGGCGGCGATGGACGCATCGCTGGAGCCATCTGCGTTGTATTTTCCGTTGATGGCGAGGTTGAGGCTGTAACGGTCAAAAATCTGACCGTCGATTTCGATTGGGTGGGTAGCTGTCATTTTATGAGTAGGTGAGAGATTCTTTGTTTGACCACGCGCCGGTGGCGCTGGCTTCTTGGGTGGTTGTTCCTGCGGCGTTGAAGATGGTGCGCGAGATTTCCCAATTTTGGCTGTCATACACCGAGCCGGTGTTGGGGAATTCCGAGTAGAGGAGGAAGCCTAGGTAGGTGGTGGTGCCGTCGCTTGAGATGTCGAAGGCACAGACGCGATCGGGGGCGTCTTTGGTGCCGGCGAGTTTGTAGACTTCGCCGTTTGGATGCCGCGTGTAGAGCCGCCGGTCGGCATGGTTCACGCAAATTTCACCCAGAGAAAGATCACTGGTGGTCGGGATTTTCCCTGCGACCGTGCTGCGTTTTGGAATGATTTTTGGATTTGCCATGTGGCGGATTTATTCAGCGGAGATTTTTAACTCCCCCGCTTGGCGAGGCGCTATGGAGCGCCCCGCCGGGGAGTGGTTGCTTTAGGGACTAGTAAGAACCACCATCGATGACGCTCTCCATCGCGGAGATGCGGGTCTCGTGGTCGGCCACATCGGCTTCGACTGCGGAGAGGCGGCTGTCGGCGCTGGCGCCTTCGAGCACTCCGATTCTGTTCGACAACGAGGTGTCGGCTGTTGCACGGGTGGAGGCTTCGCTTGTGACCAGACCAGTGACGGTCGTGATCGCTGCGGCACGTGTGCTGGCCTCGGAGGCGATGCTGCCCTGAACGCTTGTGATCGCAGCGGCACGGTCCGAAACCTCGTCGAGGATGTCCTGCTCTGCTGCGGAAACCCTAGTGGTCAGCGCGGTGGCTGCTGAAACTACACCGTCGATGCGAATGCCGAGATTGGTGTCGCCTGTTTCACGCGAGCTGATTTCGCTGGCGAGTGCGGCGTTGTTCGATGTGACATAACCTGCGAAGGCTGTGTCGTTCGTGGCATCCACGCTGTTGATCAAGGTGACGATTTCTGCGAAGGAATCGGAATTTGCCCCTGCGGCTGACAGGATGGCGTCCACACGGTTCTTTTCCGTGGTGATCTTCGCGTCGAGGGCGTTGTCACCGGACACGCGCAAACCGGCTTCTGCCGAAACAGCGGCGGCACGATCCAGAAGCTCTTGAGCCAGACCCGCGGAAATCACGCCTTCGGCGTTTGTGGCGCGTGTGATCTCGTTATTCAGCGATGTGGTGATGCTGGAATCCGAGTTTGAACGCAAAAGCGCCTCGGCTGCTACTGCGTCAGAAACGAAGGTCTTCTTTGCGAAAACATGCTCGCCGCCGATTGGCAGGACGCCTTCGGCTGTGCCGATGAAAAAGGATTTGTTTGTCGTGTCGAATGCAACTTCGCCGACTTGAAGCGAGACCGGCGTGCCGGAACCGCGTTTGATTTTGAGGATGGGATTGGCCATTTTGTTTTAGGTGTTGGTTGTGGGTTCGTCTGGTTGGAGATTGTCAAAAAGTTCCAGCGTCGATGACCGGCAGGAGGAGTGCGTAGCTGCTTGCGGCTTCGCTCCAGCGCCAAGGCAGGCCGGTATCGAGTGCGACATACATGCGCTTCGTGCGGCCAGTGCTCGGGAAGGCTTCTCGGTTCGGATACTCGACGATGGCGTTCGTCTCTTCGGGCAGGACGATCGTGAAGTTCGAGAGGTCGAGCTGTTGGTTGATGTTGCTCTCGGTGATCGTTGTCATGAGTAAGCGAGAGTCTCCCGGTTGAGCCACGAGCCGACGGACGAGGCGGTTGAAAGCACGCGGCCGGCGGCGTTGAGTGTGCTGCGTTTAATGGTCCAAGTGCTGGCGGTCTCTGGCAAAGCTGGCGCGGCGGGGCGGTTGGCGTTGAGCAGGCGGCCGCTGTAGGTGGTGAGGCCGTTGGCGGATTGGTCGAATGCGTAGATGTAGAGGGTCGGGTCGATCGGGC